TGTTTGATATACATTGGGGGCCTGAACAAGATTGGGCACCACATGAATTTTGGCCTTGGTTAGAAGAGAATGGATTTGATCCTAACGATAAATATCTATCATTAGGATTTATGCCAATAGGCCAAGTAGACTTAGAACACTCTTTCGGAACGGTAGATCCCAAGAAAATTTTAGCTATTAAAGGCAGGTATCTACATATACATAGTATAGAGTTCGACGGTATTAAAGCTGTGTATGAGTAAAGGGAGTAAGCGTAGACCTGGTAAAGGCTATGAAGATAATTGGGACTTAATTTTTAAAAGGAAGAAAATGATAGAAATATATGGAAAACCAAGATGTCCATTTTGTGATAGAGCTAAAGCACTATGTGAACAGAAAGGATTAGAATACGAATACAAAATGTTAGATGCAGATTTTACTGCTGAGGAAATGTTTGAAAGAGCGCCTAATGCTAAAACATTCCCACAAATTTTTATAGATGGTGAATCTATTGGCGGGTACACCGAGTTGGAGAAACTACATGGCTGAGTTTACCGGCACAGGCTATATTGCTTTGCCAACAACAGTACATATAAAGGACAGTCCTATCCATGGACAAGGTCTTTTTGCTAAGGAAGATATTCCTTTAGACACAGAGCTAGGAGAGGCGCATGCTTTTCTAATGCAGGACTTTCAAGATGGTGTATGGGCTAGAAAAACATGGATGAGAACTCCTTTAGGAGCTTTTATTAATCATAGCGATACACCTAATGCTATTGTAGAAGTAAGAACGCCTGTAGAGTTTCCTAATACAACAACACTGATTACAACAACTAATATTTTAGCTGGCGAAGAAATAACAGTATCATATGATGAAGGTACATTTTCATTACTAGGACTATGAGTTTTGATAAAGACACTTATCGTCCTTTACCAAAAGGTTTAACGATAAAAGAATCTAAAATAGATGGATTAGGGTTACATGCTTCTATGCCTCATAGTGCAGGTACAAAGTTTGGCGAGACACATGTATTAGTACATAGTAGAGATAGACACGAGTGGGTAAGAACACCCTTAGGAGGTTTTATAAATCATAGTAATAATCCTAATTGTTTTATAACAACAGAAGCAGGTGATAGAACATTATATGCTATAAAACCTATTAAAAAAGGAGATGAACTAACAGTCTTTTATAGGTTTAAAGGTTATGATGGAATAATAAATAGCGATATACAACCAGATGTAGGCGGTTAACATGGAAGAAATGAAATTAACAGAAACAGAACACACAGATTTAGATGAATTACATTTATTGCCTTTTACTGATCCTTTATTGAAAAGAAAACCTAAACCCTTTGACTTTGATAAAGAAGATGCTAAGGCAATTAAAGATAAATTGATTGCCAAGATGTATGAACTTGGTGGAGTAGGACTTTCAGCCAATCAAGTAGGTATAGATAGAGCTGTCTTTGTTGTAGGTGATGGCCAAATAGATGGAATGCAAAAAGCATTCTTTAATCCTGAAATACTAGGTATAGGAAAAGAGATGGAGTCAATGAAAGAAGGCTGTTTATCTTTTCCAGGCTTATGGCTTATGGTAAGTAGACCTAAACAGGCTATGATAAAATATTGGGACGAAGAAGGCGAAGAACATATGGAAACTTATGAGGGTGTAACTAGTCGTGTTATACAACATGAGTATGATCACATGCTAGGACATAATTTTACTCATAGAGTATCTAAAATAAAATTAGACCGTGCTTTTAAGGCCCTAGATAAGAAGGTTAAGAAGTACCAAAGACGACAAGCACAGGCCAAACAGGCATAAATAGTATTAAAGGAGAAACAGATGGCAGATGACATATTTGACTTTGGTTTTACAGCAGTAGATGAACCTGATCAGGGAACACCTGCTCCTGCACAACCGTCTGTAGACTCAGACGCAATCTTAGATAAACTAGCACAACTAGAAGCTAAGGTATTGAACGCAGATAATTCTGGAATGGTTAATGAACACAGGGCATTAATTGAATCCGATGTATCTAGCAAACTTCGTGATGTAGAGGATCTTGTCCTCCCTTTACTTTACAATTTGCAAAAGAATCCTGAAAAGGAATATATTCATTGGCCAAATAGAACGGCTATTATTGACAAACAAATTGAAAAGATAAAGGCGGTAACAAGATACTATGAGCGAGTCTAACGGATTAAATAAAAACCAATTACAAAACGCATACCAAAGACCAGTAGCTAACATCTATGACTTGTACCTCACAGGTGCAATAGGAGATGCCAAAGACTATCAAGATTGGAATCAAATGATGAGATCAGCTACGGAAAATGATGTTGTTTACATACATATTAATTCTAATGGCGGTGAGATATTTACAGCTATACAATTAATGAGAACAATGCAGGAGACACAGGCAACTGTAATAGCTTCTGTGGAAGGTATGTGCATGTCAGCAGCCACATTATTATTTTTAACAGCAGATGTATGTGAAGTATCAGAACATAGTCATTTCATGTTCCATACATACAGTTCAGGTAATTGGGGTAAGGGTAGTGAACAATTAGCTAATGTAATGGCTGATGATAAATGGGCACGACACTTATTCAATACAGTTTACAAAGGATTCTTAGATCCAAAAGAGATGGAGTCAATGATTGATGGTAAGGACTTATGGATGAATCCTGCAGAAGTAGGCAAGAGGTTAGAGAAAAGAAACAAACTAGCCTTAAAAGGTAAAGGACCAAAAAAGAAGGAAAAAGCTTTACTTTCACCTAAAAAGACTCCATAATTGTAAGTATATAGGAGAAAGATATGAAAGAAGTTTTTAAGTTTATTTGTGTAATGTTTATAATGGCTCTTGCAGCAGGCCTGTCACCTAAAGCAGAGGCAGCAGACACCAGTGATGTAATTGCAGGTATTATATTTGGAGGTTGGTTAGGCAGTGAATGGCAAAAAGACAGACAACCTATTGAACCCTATGTAACACACTTCCCACATGGAACAATCATTGTTCCAGGGTATAAATTAACAAGAAACATGCAGTGCTTTTTTGAAATGGAAGCAGATGGCATGCCCAAGTATGCGGTGCCTAACTGTTCCACTAGTGGTAGCAGTTATCGCAACAAATATTCTAACGCAAAAATCCTCCAGCAGGATATGTATCCTTGCGGTAGTTATTGGGGATATGGTTGCAGACATTTAGTTCAACAACTAAAAAATGGAACCATTACAGGGGTATTTAATTTTAATTAAGGAGTAATATGAAACACTTGAATGTGAAAGCCCTACTAACAGTAGGACTAATTTTCGTTATGACACCAGGAATGGCGTCAGATATAGAAGAAGTAATTGTAATAGGAGCCAATGAAACATTTGGTTCATCTCAACCAGAGTATGATAATTCAGTACTAGAAGCAGTAGATGTTTATAGTGTATATCAAGCTGGTGGAAGAGGAGGTTTTGCAGGAGTTTCTAGCAATGGAACAGATGTAAAACATACAGCAGTTTTTAGAAATGGAATCCCTGTAAACAATCCAGGAGGTGGCTGGTTTGATTTTGGAACTGAACTACCTACATTTCAAGACTTTACAATTATATCAGGACCTAATAGCGTATTGTTTGGTAGCTCAGCAATGGCAGGAACAGTACTTATGGAGGACACATTTTCCCCACACTTTTTTACTAAGGGTGGCGACAAAAGATACTTAGTATCATTGGGCAATGAATATGTATCATTAGCACATTACAAAGGATCTAATGGTTCTGCACGAACAGATAATAATGAGGAAGATTGGTTTGAAAATACAACACTAAAAACTAATTACCAGGTAGGTGATTGGAAACTTGTATCCTCATACCAAGACTATACTTATGATTATGACAACTGTTGGTTTGGAATTGACGGTAATGATTGTGTACAACAAGGTGAAAAAGTAGACATGTCAATTAGAAATAGTTGGCTCACAGTAGGCTATGGACAAAATGATGTTGAACACAATACAGGATGGGAATCTAAAAGCAAAAGATATTTTGTGGATGCTAATGAAGAAATTTTACCTGGATTAATTGTAGGCGCACAAGCACACAGGCAGGAGTATAATGAATATTGGTATCAACATTATGCCACCTATGTAAATTATTCTTTAGAAAATCATAGCATTGGTTGGAGAGTAGAAGACGACGATCATGTAATTAGATATGGTTTTGAAAAAGATCTATTTAGACTTTCATTAGGTAACAGTATTAGAATGCCTAATCTATATGAAAGGTTTGGTGATGATTGGGTAGCAGCTAACCCTGGATTAAAAGCAGAGAAAGGTAAAGGCATAACATTAGGATATGGATTCCTCTCAGCATTTTATTATGACTTCTCAGAAAGTATAGATTTTGATATGGGTACTTATGGTTATGTCAACTCAGGAGGATATGAATCCAAAGGATTTAGTATTGAAAAACATTTCCTATATGATGATGGTGCATTACATGTATCAACTTCATATACTGATACAGATCAAATTAGAGCTGCCAAATATGAAACAAAGTTATCCTGGTTCAGTACAATACAAGGCTGGGACTATCTAATATCATATGTAGGACAATACGACAGAGGTAATGACTTTGACGGAACACCTATTGATGATGTATCAACCTTTGATTTTAATGTAGGATACTACATAAGGCCAGGATTGCGTTTTGCAGTCGAGATTAGGGACATTTTGAACAGAGAATTCGAGATTTTGCCCCATTATGGCGCTGGTGGAAGGGAAATAAATCTCACCTTACACCTAAGTTATTGAAATAAATAGTAAAAAGATTTCAAAAAATGCTTGACTCTTGGTTCGCCAGAGTGCATAATACATGTATATTAAATAAAAAGTGAGGACTTAATAATATGCCAAACCAAATAGAAGTAAAATCAGTATTAGCGAAATTACTAGCGACAGAGGATATTGACATTGTTCATGATGCCAAAGCTCCAACTGCAGCATTTGATGTAAAGAACCGTAAACTGTATTTACCTGTTTGGAAAAACATGTCTAACTCCATGTACGATTTATTCATCGGACATGAAGTAGGACATGCACATGAAACTCCTGAAGAAGGATGGCATGATGCAGTTATTGATAACCCTTCACTAAAAGCATTCTACAATATTATAGAAGACGCTAGGATTGAAAGAAAAGTAAAAGAAAGATATCCTGGTCTTGTTAAGTCCTTCCACAGAGGTTACCAAGAATTATTCGATAAAGACTTTTTTGGTGTTAAGGATAGAGACTTAACCACACTTCCTTTTGTTGATAGAGTAAACTTACATTTTAAAATTGGCCACTTACTTGGTCTTAAATTTACAGAAACAGAACAGACTTTCCTAGACAGAGTTTCCAAAACAGAAACATGGGCAGATGTAAAAGAACTAGCACATGAGTTAGCAGACATTTCCAAGAAAGAAGCTGAGGAAAGACAAGACGAATTAGAACCACTCCAACAGATGTTAGATGACTTGATGTCAGATATGGATCAAGCAGAATCCGAGACACCTGATTGGAATAACTACATGCCAGATCATATGAAAGAAGATGAGGAGTCAGAAGATGACGGAGAAGGTGAAGGTGAAGGTGAAGCTCAAGAAGATGACACCAAAGACGAATACGGAAATCCAAAACCAGGAACACCCGGTGGTTCTCAAGGTGAGGATGAAAGCGATGAAGACTTCAACGAGCGTAGACAAAAAGAGTGGGACGCAGAACAGAAACAATGGGAAGAAGATCGTAAGAGAAGAAATGCAGAATACGAAGCAGAAACAAAAGCTCGTGAACTATACGAAGAAGATGTAGCTAAGAACGAAGAACAGAAAAAAGAGCTACAAGATGCCATCGAAGAAGTTGAAAAGATGCATGGCTTCCTAAACGGCGAAGGCCAAAAGTCAATTACAGATGACGCTTTCAGAGATAACGAAAAGTCACTTGTTGATACAGACGCTCAAGAAATTGTTTACTTGAAACCTCAGAAGTTGCACAAGGCTAAAGAGTGGATTGTTCCAATGAACGAACTATATAATTGGGACGAGTGCATAGAGCTACAAGACGGCGGTGAATTTGATTATGATAATCCAATGCCAGTAGACAGAGTTAAGGCTGAAGGTAAAAGATTGTTCAAAGAGTTCTTGTCCAACACTCAACCAATAATCAACTCAATGGCACAGACTTTCGAGATGAAGAAGGCAGCACAGGCTAACAAGAAAGCACAAATTGCCAAGACAGGTAAGTTGAATGAGGACAGACTTTGGGCTTACCAATTGACTGAAGACTTATTCCAAAAGAACATGATTGTTCCTAACGGTAAGAACCATGGTATCATAATGTATGTTGATTTATCAGGTAGTATGAACAGACAGATGCCTGGTACACTAGAACAGATGATGAATATGGCATTGTTCTGCAGAAAGGTTAACATTCCATTTGATGTATATGGTTTCTCAAATTGCAGATATGGTGAGAGACACCCTACTCCTTGGAGTGAGAACAAAGACATGAACAGAAGTATTATAGAGGGTCGTGAAGACGGCGAAATGATAATTACAGATTCTAACTTTGCTCTTGTCCACATGCTAAGCTCTACTTGTAAGAAGTCAGACTTTGATAACGCAATGGCATACTTATTACTAATGAAGTTAGGATACTCAAATAGAAGTTATTACTATGCAGAACCAGGCCAATTATATGGTTACATACAGAACGATTACTTTAGACTAGGTGGTACTCCACTTAACTCAGCTCTTGTTCTAGCTCCACAGATTGCCAAAGAGTTCCAGAAGACTTACAATGTAGAAAAGTTGACTACGGTATTCTTAACAGACGGTGGTGCTACAGACTCTATTACATACAGAGACTCAACCAGAGAACACAGAGCAGTGGCTAGTGTATATGGTGAGCCAATAGCTATTAAGCAACAAGGCAGCACCACACAGCTCCCTAACAAGGGTGGATACAGCCGTAGAGATGGTGTTACTACATTGACCCTTGTAGAGTTCTACAAGAAGATCACAGGTAGTACTCTTATTAACTTCCACATTGTAGACGGTAAGAGAGAAAACTTCTACAGCGAGTATGTATCCACAGACTGGATGGAAGGCATAACTCCACATAACTATGTAACCAATGAGTTCATAGATGGTACATGGAAAGAAGTACTTAAGGACAAATTTACAGTCGTAGAACCAGCATTTGGATACGACGCTAGGTTCCTACTAAAAGGACAAAAAGATCTTGAAGTAGGCGTACAAGAATTGGAAGTAAAATCCAACAAAAAAGGTGATTTATTGAGAGGATTCAAGAAGTTTTCTAAAGGAAAAAGCACTTCTAGAACTTTCCTTAATCAAATCATAGAGTTAGTAGCATAAAAATGTTGAAATCTTTTGAAAAAATGCTTGACTCTTGGTTCACCAGAGTGCATAATAACGGTATATTAAATAATAAAAGTGAGGACTTATAATATGAAAGCAATAGATAGAGAAAACTTAATCCAGGCGTTACAGTCACAGGACAACGGCACTGGAGTTTTTACCCGTAAACAAATCATTGAAACTGCCACATCAATTGGCTTAGGTTTCCCAGCGTGGTTGGTTAACGGAAAACCAGAAGTCAAAGTAGACAGAGGTGTCTATAACCTGACTTCAATGTTTGGTGGCCAGGTGGCTAGCGCACAACCAATTGAACCAGCAACACAGCAGGTTCCATTGGCGGTTGTTGAAACACAACCTAGAGAGTTGGTACAGGCACAACTAAGAGTTGATGTCGAGAATCTAGTTCCTGAGAAGGACGCTACATTCGTTCCATTTGGCTTTTACAAAGACTTGAAAAAAGTTTTAAGCTCAAGTATGTTTTACCCAATATTCATTTCAGGCTTATCAGGTAATGGTAAGACTACAATGGTAGAACAGGTTTGTGCTAATCTTAAGCGTGAGGCTATAAGAGTAAATATTAGTATTGAAACTGATGAGGATGATTTAATCGGTGGCAATACACTAGTTGACGGTAATGTCGTCTATAGAGAAGGGCCCGTCCTCACCGCGATGAAGCGGGGCGCTGTTCTCATACTTGATGAAGTGGATAGGGGTTCGAACAAGCTGATGTGCTTACAAGCCATCCTTGAGGGGAAGCCTTACTTCAACAAGAAGACTGGCGAAACCGTAACTCCTGCTCCTGGATTTAACTTAGTAGCAACAGCTAACACTAAGGGTCGAGGTTCAGATGATGGCAAATTTATTTCAGCCAACATACTCGACGAGGCATTCCTAGAAAGGTTTGCAATCACAGTTGAGCAGGAGTACCCTACAATGGCTACCGAGAAAAAGATTGTTGTTAAGAAGATGGAAAAGGTCAACAATGTTGACGAAGACTTCGCGACACACCTTGTTACTTGGAGTGATGTAATTCGTAAAACATATTACGAAGGTGCCATCGACGAACTTATTTCAACTCGTAGGTTGGAACACATTGTTAACGCATTTGCCGTGTTTGGTGACAAGCAAAAGGCAGTTCAACTTTGTGTTAATAGGTTCGACGAAGACACAAAAGAGGCATTCATAGACTTGTATGCCAAAGTTGATCCTAGTGTAGAACTAGCAGAGTCAACTGAAGAAACTGAACAGGAGATACACGAAGATGGCGAAGAGTAAGACGCCAGAGTATAAGTTCAACGAAGGAGCTCTCATTAGGGAGCTCCAATCGTATATCGACGCTACATACTCAGGGCATTATAGCAGAAACAAATTCCAATCAACGGAATTTATCAGTGATTGTGGACACGGAATAGGATTTGCAATAGGCAATATTCTTAAGTATGCACAACGGTATGGCAAAAAAGGAACCTCAGAGGACCATAGAAAGGACCTACAAAAGGTTTTACATTATGCCATTATTGCACTTAACGAACACGACAAGAGTACAACAAAGCATTATCTAGACGACTAATAAATACTGATATGAACAAGGGTATTATATTAGGTTGTCTACAACAGAACCCAGGTTGGCAAGGCGCATTAGGAGCGCTAAACCCAAACTGGGTTAACCTCAAAAGATCAGGTGGCGCACATAAGATAGCCACTTTCATGCGTAAAGAAGGTTGGGACATTGAAGTCCTCGATTACTGGTTGGCATTTGAAGAGCATGAGTTCAAACAATTTGCCCGTTCAAGGATAACACAAGATACAAAATTCATAGGTGTTAGTGTTACCTTTGGATACAAATTAGACCTATTACAAAGAGCACAAGATCATCTTAAATGGTTAAAGGAAGAGTATCCTGATGTAACTATAATTGCTGGATCTAAAATGCTAGTTGACATCATGGTCCTACCTTGTGATTATTATGTATGTGGTTATGGAGAGTATGGATTAATTAAATTATTAAAGGGTGAAGCAACGATAACAAAGTTTCAAGGATTGAATTGTGTTATGGCAGATAGACATCACCCTTGTTTCCCTAGTAAAGATTTGCGTGTTGAGTATGAGGATAGAGACTTTATTCAACCCACAGATACTCTAACACTAGAACTCTCCCGTGGTTGTAAATTTAAATGTAAGTTCTGTTCATACAATGCAATAGGTATGAAGGGAGACTTAACTAGGGATATGGATACTTTATATGATGAGATGTTATCTAACTATGAAAGGTTTGGTGTAACTAGCTATCATGTGGCAGACGAAACAACAAACGACAATCAAGAGAAAATAAGATTTGCTGGTAGTGAAATACAAAAACTTCCTTTCAAACCAAACCTAACAGGATTTATTAGAGCAGATATATTATCCACAAGAGAGGACGATAAAAAGTACCTAGCAGAGATGGGATTCTGGGCTCAGTATTATGGTGTGGAAACTTTTAACCAAACTGCAGGTAGAACTGTAGGTAAAGGTATTGATCCTGATAAACTTAAAAGGGGATTGCTGGATACTAAAGACTATATGAACAAACATTGTGGCAGGTATAGGGCAACTACAAGTCTAATATTAGGACTGCCTTACGAGACGTCTGAGAGCCTCTATGATGGTTTAAATTGGTATAGAGAGCATATGCCTAATGAGAATTTAGTGATGCAACCCTTATACATAAACAGACAAATAAACGAATTAATGTTTGCATCCTCAGAGTTTGGTAGAACATGGAGGCAGTCTGGACACTTTCATCCTGAGGAAATAAAAGAAGAGATTACTGCTGAGGATTACGCAGAGTTTTCAGAACACCCTATGTTACAAGGATATATTAAGAATTTACATAGTGAACAACATAACTTACATTGGAGCCACGATAGTTACACATGGAAGTCAGCAATACTAGAGTTAGCTAGAACTATGCAACAGGGTTTGTATGACCCTAGAATTAATAGGATAATGACATGGGATTTATTTAACTTTATAACTCCAGGAACATATGATTATGATAGTGTATTAGAACTATCTATCATGGGTTATGATGTTAAAAAACTCACAGAGGATACCAATACATACATTAAAAACTATAAAGAGGCAAAATTAAATGCCTAATTATTATAAATAGTAGACAGAGATTACAACAATTGGAGTAAATAAATGGCATATACAGTAACATGGGTCTTAACAAGGCCAAACGCAGAGACAGCTCTTCCTGTTATTAGTGATTATTCAGCCACTAATAAGGATGCAAGCGACGCAATTTATGCTAGTTCAGGAGTTACAAAGTCCTATTCCATAGATGGATTGGCAACCACAGTTACTTATGAAGCAGCAGATAAAGCAACTTATGACTCAGCCAAAACACAGATAGATGCAATATCAGATGAAGCTTCTGTAAAAGCAAGTTTAAAAACAGCAATGCAATCAGCAGGATGTACCGTAGTGGTAACAGATTCAGAAGGAACTGAACTAGCAAACTTCTAACAAACAGGTTTATATTATGAATTTTGGTGAGAGAATAACTTACGAAAAAGATAACCATGTCGCCGTCTTAACAATAAACGGTGTTGGTCCTCTAAATTTAATTGACAGACCTTTTTATCAAGGTTACAATGATGCCCTAGTAGAATTCCGTGAGGATGACTCTAGGGTTTTACTTATCAAGTCAGGCAATCCTAATCACTTCACAGCAGGCTTCGAGGTAGATACTATTATCGATGCCTTAAAGACTGGTTACGGCAATACAGTTACAGATAATGATATGGTTACACCTAAACCTATAGTATCTGCTATCAAAGGATATTGTGTTGGAGAGGGTGTAGGTATTATGTTGGCAAGTGATTTTGTATTTGCAGATGCATCAACACAAATATCATGTCCAGAAACAAAACTAGGTTTCAATGCTGTTACTATGCAGGTTAAATTCGCACAAAGAATAGGCCACAATAGAACAATGGAATTTATGATGGGAGATTTACATGATGTTAAATGGTTAGACAAAGTAGGACTATTGACTAAAGAGTGTGATGGAGATGTAGATGAAGTTGCATTAGCATACGCACATAAAATTGCCAATAACAATGCACCCATTGCCGTTAGAGGAACAAAAGGTGCCATATGGCATACAGTAAACTCTCATAAGGACGAAGCTATAGACTTTGCTTTATGGGCTAAAGACATGACATTAGATTCAAAGGATATAGAGGAAGGTGTAGCTGCTTTTATGGAAAAAAGGCCACCCGAATTTAAAAATGAATAAAGAAGATCAACCTTTAAGACAAACAAGACTAGGAGAACATGGGTGTATATCTTTTGCATCCTCTCCTGACATAAAATATAAATGGATGTTACATGAATCCAAAGAGTGGTTTGCAAGAGCTAAAAGAGTTCAAGGACCTGATTGGTATTGGAGTGGAGATGTTGAGCCTATAGAATATAACTTAGACTCTTTAGGTTTTAGAAACGATACAGACATACATGATATTAGTAAGAATAAAATTTGGTGGTTATTTGATTCATCATGCCCTGGATTAGCTCCAGGAGTTCGTACAGACGACATGACGTCTAATAAGATAACTGAATACACAGGTATTCCTGTATATAATATGAGCATCTATGGTGATAGACCAGAGTTTGTTGCTAATAATATATTAGAACTATCTAAAAGGTGGCAGAACCCACCTAGTAAAATATTATTACACATGGCAGAAAATCCCACAGGAACATTTAAACTTACCAATACAAACACAGTTAAGAATTTGGATTATGCTGGTTCTATGTTAAAAGGTGGTAAAGATTTTACCTTCTTAAAACCTTTTGAAGAGCAGAAAATATCTGAAGGGCAACATAGGTTGGCATACAAAATATTAATTGAATTGTGTAAGAGTTTAGATATACCTTTAACTTGGCTCTACACAGGATATGAATCCGATATAACTTCCGCTAATGATTTTAGAGATCAGGATTTTATAGAGTGGTTCGGTTACGCATCGGCAGGACATTTTGAAAAGGATGATACCTTTGATGTAAGACAAAGTAAAGTTAAAGATATGATTATAAAACCTTTTATGGAATGCAAGCCACCTTCAGATAAAACATTAGATGAAGTAGGGAGAGACTTATATCACCCTAGTGCAAGCCAACAAAGGTTGTGGGCCCAGGTAATTACAAATCATTATCTGGAAACAAAAAGAAACTTTTAAATGGTCCTATAGACCATTGACTTTTAGTATGTAAGAGCCTATAATACGGTTATAGGTTTAAAAATTGGAGTATATTATGAAACTTAGCAAAGACACTCTTGATGTTCTCAAGAACTTCGCAACTATTAACACGAACATTCTTGTTCGTGAGGGAAACTCGCTCTCCACTATTAGCACAGGTAAAAACATTTTTGCCAAGGCTGATATTACAGATCCGTTTCCTAAAGAATTCGCAGTCTATGATTTAAATAGTCTGCTTTCCCTACTTACTGTTATGGAAGATACAGATGTTGGCTTTGGAGACGAAAGTCTTACAGTAACAAAAGGCAATTCTGTTTTTGAATACTTTTATGCAGACCCTAACATTATTGTTAGTGCCCCTGATAAGAATATTGAAGTAGACAACTTCTTCCAGTTCGACTTATCCAAAGATGATATTGACATGATAATGAAGGCAGCAGCTATTACAGCAGCTCCTATGTTAAGCGTCATTGGTGATGGTACTGAAGTGGTAATTACAGTAGGCGATCCTGCTACTCCTAAGTCTAATTCTTTTAGACAGGCATTAGGACAAACAGACAAAGTATTTGATGCTAGACTAGCTGTTGAAAACTTTAAGGTTGTACCTTCAGGTTATACAGTTATTTTATCTGAGAAAAAGTTTATGTTCTTAGAGAGTAGTAAAGGCAATTTAAAATATTGGTTAGCGCTTGAGCGTTCATCATCTATTGGAGAATAAAATGGGAGAAGATCAATTAGAGGTAACTATCCGTGAAGCACAGAATGGCTGGGTAGTTGAATTAAACCGTGAAGGTGAGACAATGGAGTACATTTTCACAAGACCTAATCCAGCTATCAACTTGGTTAGGAAAGTAATGAAGGGTGAAGTAGATCCTTTCAATGAAGGAGAAAATGATGAGTAGTTTGACACCAGTAGTTCCTGATTTTGTAGTTAAGAAACAAGTTACTACAACTTCTGGAGATAAAATTTGGGTAGAGATGACAAAGCAACAATTATTTGACGGCAAGCGTGTCGTTGTTTTTGGTTTGCCTGGAGCATTTACACCTACATGTTCAAGCCAGCAATTGCCTGGTTATGAACAAGCATATTCTGAATTTAGAGATGCAGGTATTGATGACATTTATTGCGTTACAGTAAATGATTCTTTTATTTGTAATGAGTGGCATGTAGATCAAGGATTAGTTAATGTAAAACTTATTCCTGATGGTAGTGCAGAGTTTACAATTAAAATGGGTATGGATGTTCGTAAGGACAACCTAGGATTTGGTATTCGATCTTGGAGATACGCAGCTATCATAGACGATGGACATGTTATTCAAGAATTTGTAGAGCCAGGCTTCGCAGATAATTTTGAAGGCGACCCTTATGATATAAGTGCACCTGATAATGTTTTAGATAATGTTAAAGCGTATGGATGGCCTAGTAAGTATGAAGCAGACGAAGGTAAGCATATAGACCTTAGTTTTTCAGAAACGACAGATGTTAAGGAGACTTTTTCCTAGACCTTTTTACCCTCGGAAAAAATGGCCGACATTTTGGAGCAAAAAAGTTTCTGACAATTTGGAGATAATATGACAACAACACCTGAACAGTTTTTATGGGTAGAGCGATACAGACCCAGGTTAATACAAGATTGTGTATTGCCTGAAAGTGTAAAGAAGCAGTTTGCACAGTTTATTAAGAAAGGCGAGGTTCCTAACTTATTATTGTCAGGTACTGCAGGTACAGGAAAAACAACTATTGCTCGTGCTTTATGTAATGAGCTAAATTGTGATTATATCATTATTAATGGTAGTGATGAAGGTAGGCAGATTGATACCCTAAGAACTAAAATTAGGCAATTTGCCTCAGCTGTCTCATTCGAGGGTAAAACTAAGGTTGTTATTCTTGATGAGGCAGACTATATGAACCGAGATAGTGTCCAGCCAGCCCTTAGAGGGTTCATAGAACAATTTGCTGAGAACTGTAGGTTTATATTTACATGTAACTATGCTAATAAGCTAATAGACCCGTTACATAGCAGGACTACTGTTATAGACTTTAAATTAGCACCCTCAGATCGCCCTGTATTAGCCGCTAAGTTCATGGATAGAATGAAGTATATCCTTAGTACAGAAGGCGTGGAATATCAAGAGAAGGTGCTTGCTGAGCTCCTAATGAAGTACTTTCCTGACTATAGAAGGGTGCTAAATGAGCTACAGCGGTACTCAGCGGGGGGTGTTATAGATGAGGGTATACTAAGTAACTTCCAGGAAGTTAATGCTAAGGCGCTTGTAGAGAGTCTTAAGGGTAAAGACTGGCGTAAGATGAGACAATGGGTGGCAAACAATGTAGACACAGACCCTCAGGCTATATTCCGTCAGATATACGATATACTACTTCCAGAGATTAAGAGCCCTGCTCGGTTAGTACTTGATATTGCAGATTATCAGTACAAAGCAGCTTTCGTAGCAGATCAGGAGATTAACTTAACTGCTTGTTTAACACAAATTATGGTAGATTCGGAGTTCAAGTAATGGCACAACCACAGCAGCAACAACAAGATCTTCCCTCGAAGGAAGAACTTAAGGAAATTATAAAACAACAACAAGACCCGAGGCATAATCAAGAATAATGGCTAAAGACGCTTGGATACAAGTAAGAGTAGAAAGGGCTAAAAGAGAAGAAATAAAGAAAGAAGCCCAGAAAAGAGGGATATCTGTATCTCAACTAATGTTGGAGGGATACGAAACTCTAAGAGAGGGGAAATATATTGACTTTAAGTAAATTATGGAGATTGTGGTGTTTGTCATTAGGAGAGAAAGCAAGTGATGACTCCAAGGAAGCAGATGCAGTTGCAGTTATGAGAACCATTGTTGTTCTTGTTAACTTCTTTACTTGTTTCTTTATCATCTCAGGCGTATTGAGGCATTGGTAATGAATAACAATGATAATGATATAAGAATTTTGACTATATATTTTATAATAATAATGTTAATAATTAGTTATAGTTTTGGATAATATGACAGACGCAATATTAGAAGGCTTTGGTGAGCCAGTCGAAGAAATAAACGAAGAGGAGTTCCAAGAGAAACTTAAAAAGATCTCTCCTTTTGACTACGCTAATAGCATTTATACAAAAGACAATCTTATAGTTGATGAAAGGACAGAAAAAGAATACAATCCTTTTATGGTAAATCGTGCAATGGGTATGGGTAAAGATACTTGTATTGCCGCTAATGAAATGAATTCGAGACATCACTTGGATAATAAAATGCAATATGACTTCCTTATGGATGTTGTAAGGCAGGGTAAAAGATATAACAAGTGGTTGAAGAATGATGAAGAAAACATAGAGGCAATCCAAAAGTTTTTTGGATATTCTTTAATTAAAGCAAAACAGACCCTTAGTCTGTTAAATGATACACAAATAGATCTCATAAAAATACATTTGAACACTTCTAAAGGTGGAAAAGTATAAATACCTTTATAACTTAATTATTATTTAAGACATAACAGGCATATTGAGAATGAGTGATCAAGAGAATTACTTTAACATAGACTATCCAGGGTATTCACCTTTAGAAGTTACCTTAAACGACCCAGAAGATTTTTTGAAGGTTAGGGAAACTTTGTCTCGAATTGGAGTAGCATCGAAAAAGGACCAAGTCCTTTATCAGTCTTGCCATATATTACACAAGAAAGGTAGATACTTTATAACACATTTTAAAGAATTATTCGCTCTTGATGGTAAGGAGGCTGACTTCCAAGATAACGATTTACAACGCAGAAATACTATTGCTAAATTACTCCAAGATTGGGGTTTGGTAAAAATATTAGGCGAAGTAGAAGATTTAGCTCCGTTGAGCCAAATCAAAATTATATCGTTTAAAGAGAAGGGTGAGTGGGAGCTAATCCCCAAATACAACATTGGAAAGAAAGTTAAATAAAAACCAAATAGAAGCATTACAACTTATTAAGGACGAACAGGATGCAGTAGGTCCTGGTTTCTGCGTGCTAAAATGGTACCACCAAGAAATGCACTTAGGAACAGGAAGGGCACACTCCTGTTATCATTGTCCTACACATCAAATACCTTTAGGCGCAGACTTACACAATACACCTCACAAGGTTGAACAAAGAGCAACAATGTTACAAGGTGGCAAACCTTCAGAGTGCTCTTATTGTTGGGAGGTAGAGGATCTTGATCTAATCTCAGATAGACAAACTCTTGCAGTACAATTTTTTAAACATAATAGAGATATAGTTAAAGAGGCAAAAGAAGCAGGACTTGGTTATGTATATCCTAAATATTTAGAAATATCCTTCACTAATAAATGTCAAATGGCATGTAGTTATTGTGGACCGGTATTCAGCACAACATGGGAAAAGGAAATAGAGGAACATGGTCCTTACAAACTATCAGAGGATTATAATCTTATTCATACACCTCAGATAGAAAACTCTCCCTATGTGGCAAAGTTTTGGAAATGGTTTCCACAGGCATATGAACACTTATTTGTTCTTAGAGTAACAGGAGGAGAGCCTTTATTAGATAAGAATACATATAAACTTCTAGAATATGTTAAGGCAAATCCTAGAAAAGGATTAACATTCCATTGTAATTCTAATCTTATGGTTACAGAAAATAGAGTACAAAAATATATTAACCTAGTAAAAGATGTACCTAATACTAAACTTTATGCTAGTATTGACTCATGGGGAAAACAGGCAGAGTATATAAGACATGGTTTAGAGATAGAACATTTTGAGGCAAACTTAATTAGATTATTAGCTCAAGGAATTCCTGTTGGTATCATGTGTACATATAATTTTTTATCTATTGATAATATTAGTGAGTTTATATTTAAAATGGCGGAACTTAAAACACAATTTGGTGATTTACTAACAGTTGACATGCCTTATATGGTTGAACCATTACACCTTTCAGCACAAATTTGCGATGATAGTCATATACATATAATGGAAGAAAGTTTAAAAGAAATGGAACTATATCCATTTACTACAGGCGAAATAGAAAAATACAGAAAGACTGTAGGATGGATAAAAGCAAACAGGTTCAAAGGTGATGAACTTGTCAAACACAGAAAAGATTTCTGGGCGTTTGTAAAAGAACATGATAAGAGAAGAGGCACAAATTTTAAAGAAGCTTTTCCTCACTTAGGAATGATAGGATTTAATAATGAAACATGAAATGGGTGAATACAAATTACATTCAATTAATAATCCATTAATATTAACTATAGAAGATTTTTTACCCGAAGAAACAGTAGATACATTAATGGATGATATTAATGAACATTGTGTTTTTAAAGAGGCAAAAGTTTCCACAGATGATGGCACAGGTGAATATACTAACAAAAGAAATAACCAAACATCTTCTCTAAACTTTGCACAATCTGATGGCGCAAGAATGTTTTTAGACATGGCATCAGCAACATTAAGAGTACATCCTTCTCAAGCAGAGCCATTATCAGTTATTAAGTATTTACCAGGACAACAATTTGAACCTCATTTAGATGCTTTTGGAGAGGACAAGATAGAATCTTATTCACCTCAAGCAGGCAACAGAATAGCAACAGCAATATTATATTTAAATGATGTACAGCATGGAGGGGAAACAGATTTTCCTAATATGGGTATTACAATACCTGCTAAGAAAGGAACCTGTGTATTTTTCTCTAATACATTTATGGGAACATGCACACCTATTGATTTATCAATGCACGCAGGCATGCCTGTTATTCGTGGAGAAAAAACAGCAGTTAATTTGTGGTTTAGATCAGGTGTTTATGACAATAATATGTACCAAAAATGGTTAGAAAGTCAGCAGAGTGTATAAATAGTAATGATACGCCGAAAGGGTATCATATATTAACCTTGCTAACTAATAGGAGGAAACTAAAATGGTAAGATTAAACACGACTAACTGGAACGATTTTGTTTCAGCATTCCCACAAGTAGAAAGTAGATTGATTGGATTTGACAGAGTATTTGACGCTGTTACCAAACTTCACACCGTTGAAGGAGGCCAATCTAATTCTTTCCCACCTTATAATATCAAAAAACTAGACGCTGAGAATTATGAAATTCAAATTGCTCTTGCAGGATTCAGTAAATCTGAATTGAATATTAGTGTGGAAGACGGCAACCTTGTCGTTAAAGGTGAACAAGAGAAATCAGAAGATGAATTCTTGCACAAAGGAATTGCAGAACGCAATTTCACAAGAACATGGGCATTAGCAGATGATGTTAAAGTCACAGGTTCAAAATTGAAGGATGGAGTTTTAACTATTTCATTGGTACACGAAATACCAGAGGAAAAGAAACCTACATCTATTGAAATTAAATAATTAGAAACAGGAGATAAGGAGTATGGCTACTAACATACAAATCGTTAAACTTACAACAGGTGAAGACTTGATTGGAGACATTAAAGAAGAGGAAATTGAGGGTAGAGGTTTTCTACTTATCAAGAAACCAGCTATTATTATGATTATGCCTAAACCTGGAAGTGAAACTGATTATACTGTAGGGCTTGCTCCTTACGCTCCATTTGCAAAAGATCACAAAGTTCCGATCTTTCCAGCTCATGTTGTTTCAGTCTACGATCCAGGAACAGAGATGTTAAATTCGTATAATAAAAAGTTTGGTTCCGGAATTGTTCAACCTGACTTTATAAATAAAAAGGTGTTGAACGAAACAATTAAAGGAAAGTAAATGTATGAATATAGAATTAATGTTGTCAAAATTATTGATGGCGACACAGTAGATGTGGATATCGACTTGGGCTTCGGTGTCTGGCTCAAGAAACAAAGAATACGTCTGCATGGGATCGATACTCCCGAAAGTAGAACCCGTGACCTCGACGAAAAACGATACGGACTTATGGCGAAGAAATACCTCACGCAGCAGATTGAAGGTGGAGCTATACTCAAAACAAGGCTCGATAAAAAAGGAAAATATGGAAGGATACTTGGTGAATTTATTAGTTTAGATGGTAATACTAATATAAATGAACTAATGATATCCAAACATCATGCCGTATCCTATCACGGCGCAAGTAAAGCAGAAATAGCAGAGGGACACTTGCGAAATAGGACCAGAGTTAAAGAAATTTAATTGACATTTAGTACGAAAGAGTGCATAATGTCTATATTATGTTTAAGGTGTTGTTATGAATTTTTATACTTATGCAAGACATTATGGAAATGACATACTTTTCCGTGGTGTAAAAGACGGTAAGCGATTTACTGCAAGGCGTGGATTCCAACCTACTCTATTTGTTAAGAGTCAAGAAAAATCTAAATACAAAAGCATTTTTGGTGAGAATGTCTCGCCTATGAAATTCCCTACAAACAAGGAGGCAACCGCCTTCTTTGACAGTTACAAAGATGTAGATAATTTTCCAATATTTGGACAAAATTATTACGCATACCAATATATCACCGAGAACTATCCTGGTGAGATTCAATGGGATGCTAATAAAATGGCAATCTATTCTATCGATATAGAAACAACATCGGAAGGTGGATTTCCAAATGTAGACTCCCCTAGTGAGAAAGTTCTAGTTATCACACTTCAAAACAACAACACCAAGAAGATAACAACTTTTGGCCTAGGGGAGTTTACTCCTACAAAAGAAACATCTCACCTAGATATTGATTATCATGGCTTTGATACAGAAGAACAGTTATTAGAAAATTTCCTCACTTGGTGGCAGGAAAACTGTCCTGATATTATTACAGGTTGGAACAGTAATTTATTTGATATGCCTTATCTTATTACAAGAGTTCAACGAGTATTAGGTGAGGATGAACATAAAAGATTCTCGCCTTTTAAGTTAATTAACAAACGCCCTATTAGATTTGCTAATCGTGAGATGACAGCATTCGAGATTACAGGTGTAGCACAATTAGACTATTTAGATCTATATAAGAAGTTTACTTATGTGACTCGAGAGTCATACAAACTAGACTTTATTGCAGAAACAGAACTAGGCAAAAACAAACTAGAGTCTGGTTTTGACACATTTAAAGAGTTTTATGACGGGGATTGGAATAGGTTTGTAGAATATAATATTATTGATACAGTTATTGTCGACGAACTAGAAGACAAGATGAAACTTATTGAACTTGCTATTACAATGGCCTATGACGCTAAGTGTAATTATAATGATG